TTAAAAATAGCGGTTGCAAAACTGGCAGCTACGGGGATCTGGCGAATAGCACCAGCGTAGGGCAGTCCGTCAATACGATTGACAGGCTTTAGACCATACGGGGCGCTAACGGTAGGATATGCCATAGTTAACTCCAAAAATTAAAAATAAACACCTGTCAAGTTAACTTTCCGCGAGTTGTTGTAGATTTTCGGTCTGCAAACAAAGGCATGCGTGGGTCATTTTGACGTAAAAAGCTGTTATCTAACGAATCCATCTGGTCTTGAGCTTGCCCATTGAAATACTCAGCCATAGCATTTGCCTTTTCAGTGGGTATCTTGCAGAGCATTAACCCACCAATCTCGACATTGCCTGTCTTTGGATTCCCGGGAACCATCAATTCCGGATGATCCTCTGCCTTAACTGGGACATATCCATCACGCAATTTGCGGGATACATTTGTCATCATTACCTCAGAATTACCATGTACTGCCGTCGCTATCCAGCGATAGGTGTATCCGGGTTCTTCTTTGGGGTCTGGCAAAGAACTAGACGGTTTATAAACATACCTTACAGATTCAGTGCGTGTCTCTAGGTCACGGGGTTTACGGGTTTCATTCATTTGAGTTCTCCAATTTAGCTTGTTGAATAGCATATTGCTGCGGGGTGATACCAAACTTCTTTGCCAAAGCCATAGCTCTGGGTGTCATTTGGATCGTTTTCTTACCCGAAGATCGCGCCGCAGGTGAGACTACCGAAACAGGCCGTTTATGGGACTCATTTGACTTAGCTCGTTCATTCCCAAATACTTCTGGGAACTTATCTTTCACGCGAGTATCAATTTCGTTGAAATACTCGTCACTGCGCGGGTCGTAGCCTGCGTTGATTAGTTTTTTATGCAGCCCTAATGCGTAGCTGGATACATCTTCAAAGCCGTCTGCGCTAAACCACTGGTTTTTGGCCTGCCAGCGCAGGGTTTTTTCGTCTAGCGGAACTTCTTGAGGTGCATATTGTTGCGGTTGTACACGATTTTGAGGCTGTTGTAAAGGGGTCTGCCTGATGTTATCTAAGGCATTTAACTTCATTTTGGCCTCTAAAAGGGCCTCTTGAGCAGCCAAAATATCGTCTGCATCAAAGGCATTTTGGGCTTTTTTGTAAGCCATACGGGCCGATTCAAGCTCATTTATTGCCAAAGTCTTGGATTGGTCGATGTATTGCCTGCTTCCGGTCTGTACATACTGTTTAAGCTGGTTGTTTTCGTCGTAAAGCTGTTGTGCAATACGCTCTAAATCCTGCTTTTCTCGGGTAACTGCCTCTTTTGCCCTACGTTCATCATGGCGGACTCGGGTTAATTCCTTCATCCGGGCTTGAACGTTCTTGGAATAAGAAGCTAATTCATCATCCGAAGGCTCTATTACCGCTTTTTCAAGTGGTTCTCTGCCTCGGTCTACCTCTGGGGTGTCATCGACAAGCTCAATTTCGACCTCATCTTTAGACTCCTTGGGATTTTCATTCTCAATTTCATCTGGGAACTTAAACTCAGACATGGCTAATACCTCGCGGATCTTGTACAACGCCTTCAATTTGGTCGTCGTTGATTAAACGCATTTCTTTGCCATACATTTTGAAGCGCGTACCAGTATAGGTACGGGTCATTACAAAATCTCCCACCTTGCACCAAGGGCCGCTGGGAAACTTTGTAGTGTCTTTGTAGGCATCTGGGCCTACCTTAACTACAAAAAGCACAGTTGTGGTTTGTTCTTCCCGACGCATAAAATCAGAAGGCTTTAAAAGGGAAGATCCCTCATAATTTTCTGATACATCCGGAACGATACATAGCAGCTTATATCCAATTGGATTTGGTAGCTGTTTGGCTTTCTCTTCATCTGATGCAGTTTCATCCGGCTTTTCAGCAGGCTGAATGGTTTTTGGGAGGGTAACTCCCGGAGGCAGAATAAGATCACTCATCTGATTGTTCAACTTTCTTTAGCAGGGCCAACAGGTAGGACTCTGCGGTGGCTAGGCCCTGAATAACACCGCACAGTTTTTGATACTCTTCAAAGGTACGACAGGCCCCACCAGCCATATCGTCCGCATAGTTGTTCATGTCCTTGCGTATTTGTTCGCGCAATACGCGGGCGAAGTCTTGAACCATGTTTAAACACCTATTGATTTATCGACTGTCTGCAATGCGGACAGGGCTTGATCTCTTTTATCTTTAGAGATCTGTGCGCCAAGTTTTATCCCGGCGTGTTCTTGGTCAAAGGTCTGCTTAGCCTCGTCGGCCTTGATCTTTGCCCCAATCTTTGTACCTTCAAGCTGCATGTCTGCCTGTATGGCTTCACGCTTGAGGTTGTTCTGATCCGCTTTGCTTGCTGCGTCTGCTGCCAGTCGTTTTCCATCCAACTCAAGGCGGGCTTGTTCAATTTGGAACTTCTGCTGCATCTCTTGGGTTTTAAGCTGCAACTCGCCTTGTTTAATCTGGAGTTCCTGTTGCTGCATTTGCACCAGAGGATCTTGGGCTTGTTGCTGAGCCTGTTGTTGTGCAGCCTGACCTTGGTTCTGCTGTAGAACTTGCTGTGCTGCCTGAGCAATCATGGTAGACAACGCAAGTTCAACTTGTGGCGGCAACTCATCATCCTGTGGCGGGAGAGAGATTCCCATCTGCTGTTCGATCTGCGCACGATATTTAAACCCTGCATGTTCGGCTAGATGGGCCATCATTGCAGCAGTTATCTGAGGAGCGCGGGGATTTTGACCGATAGTCTGTGCAATTGTTGGGTCTTGCAAGAAAGACATGTGCGTTGTGATATGGGCATCCTGATCTTGATAGAAAAATGCTTTTACCGGTTCACCACGAATAACTGCCATGTTTTCTGAGACTGGATCCATTGGTTTTTGGTCTTCTGGCAACTTGACTAACTTGTCTGCGTTTTTAATTCCCAGAACTTCCAACATCCGGCGGTGCAACTGTGGCAAGTCATATATGTCCGGGGCCATCTGCGCCATTTGAATGACGGCCTGATACTGAATCACCCGTTGACTCATGGTGGCTGCGTTGGGATCAGATACGGGGATGATTTCTACATAGTCGTAGTCTTCCTGTTTTGCGCTCTTGTCTCCTTTTTCTGGCTTGTAGTCATAGTCTGGGTCTGTGTAGTCCCGGATAATTTCTGCCAGAAGGCCCAGTTCTTGTTTAAACGTATAGTGAAGACGGGCTTGGATGGCGGTCATCACCTTTAGCTGGCGCTCTAGGAGAGCCAAGGTACTACCCACGGGAGCTTGGGCAGACATGTCGCTGATGTTCATGTCTGCTGTAGCGGCAAATCTACGACCCTCATCCACAATAGTCCCGAGAAGACTTGCCAGAACCTGACTTGGCTCCTTATATGGAAGAGGAAGGATGTTGTCTCTCAAGACTCCAGAGCCGATATCCACATCACGGAACTCACCCGGCTGAATGGGAGTGTCATCTCCTTTAATCCGCAGACCACGGGATTTGAGACCGCCCGGTAGATTAGAGAGCGTTCCTGCGTCAATAAGCTGGCGCATGATGCTTGTTGCGGACTTAGCAAATCCACCAATAAGGTGGAACAGCCCAAATCCATAAGCTCCAAAGCCGGGGATATATTGGTAATGTACAAAATGCTGCCGCTTTAAACGCAGCTTGTCATCTTCATTCCAATTCCTGCGGATAGCCAAGACATCATTGCTGCCCTTAATCATGGTCACAACATATGGCAAAGCTATTCCGGTAGGCTCTCCATCTTCTTCATCTTCAAATCCGGGTAAATCTAAGTCTGCGTGGACTTCATAGATGGTATAGCGGTCATCGTTTAAATCACTAAAGCCGGTTTCTTTGTCTTTGGCTTTTTTGATGTTGTCTTGCTCTTTGCCGGGGTCTGGTAGGTCTATGTCCCGGTAGAAGCCTGCTTGCTGTAATTTAATGATCTCGTTCTTAGTCTTGCGCATGACATGGGTCAGGCGGTAGCAGGTATCTAGATCTGTAGTTCCATACGGCAGTAGGATGTCTTCTGCCGGGATAAACATAGATACTTGCCGTCCCAGACTGGGATCGAAGTACACCTTCTTAAAGGCGGATCCTGTAGCGGGAAGACTCCAGAGCATGCGCTCTATCTCTGGTCGGAACTCACGCATAACCTCTGTGAGTTCATAGTTCATGTCATCCTCAACCCGGGCGGCAGCTTCTTTCTTCTCTATAGTCTCTTCTCCAATAATCTTTGTCCGAACTGGCCCAGAAGCGGGGAACATCTCGGTTATTGTTTCTGACTGGAACCTGACCACCGCTTCAGTGATCATGGGGTGAAACACCCCACTAGCTCCTGACCAAGGCTCTGTGCGTTCTTCAAACTGGAGACCTAGAAGCTTTAAACCTTCTGTATAGGCTTTCTCCCAATCCTTGCGGCTACCCTTGTCATTTGAGATATCCCCGTCCAGATCTCCGGCAAGGGAAGACATTTCACCCTCGTCCATCTCTTCTGCGAGGTTTAAACCAAAGTCTTCATCTCCAGCCTCAATGGAGATATCAAGTCCATCTGCGTGGATGTTTACTTCTTCAGGATCGACAATCTCAATCTCAATCCCTTCTTCAGCTTTTGCCAATTCATCCAGCCCAGCGGGGGCTTGGTACAAACTTTTATCAAAATTAGCCATTGGGTATCCTTAGTAATATTCGTATTTACGCCGAAAGATAGGGGGTTCATCTTCCTCATCAGAGGCAATCTGAATAAAACCACCCTGCCGAAACCGCATCAATGCTTGGCTGCTGGAGTCAACCAAGTCATCGTTATCCCCATAGGGAAATGCAGCCATTTCCTCCATAACCTCATCTGCCCATCTTGTTGTTGGACACCATACAACTCCAGAGGCAAATAGGTCTGCAATAGAGTTTACACGGCTTATTTTGTCGTTCCCCTTGCCCGGTGTGTACTCCGACAGAGGGACTCCAATCTTCCTTAGCTCATAAATCAAAGGCGCTCCAGCAGCACGCTTCTCGATAATTAATGTATCTGGCTCCCACTGTTTATACAACTCCAAAGCCATCTTTTTGAGTTCTGGAAACTCCATGCGTTGTTTAAACGCATCTAAAAGAATGATATTGGTCTTGTACTCACCTTTCTCATTGGGGTGTTCAAATATTCCCCAAGTTGTACAAGCGGAGTAGTCGGCACGGTTGTTTTTTTCAAAAGCCGTATCCCAAGACTGGATAAGGTAATCACACTGGGGCATATTCTCTGGCTCCCAGATTCTCCACTGATCTCTTTTAATAATTGCACCCTCATTACCGGTGGGGTTCTGTTGGTACTGGGCTTCCCACTTAGCTACGGGGAGTTCTGCCTTGAGGGACTCTAGTTCTTTCTTTGACCAGAACGCAGGCCACAGAGGTGTTCCGGACGGCAGAATAGCGGGAAACTCTATAACCTCCCACTCATCTACCCCATCATTTCCGGACTTCTTTAAGATCTGCCCCGTCAAATCCCGGGTAGCCCATCGGGTCATAACAATGATAATTGCCCCGTTAGGCTGAAGACGCTGCCTAGGCCCAGAGGTATACCACTCATAAACCCCATCAAAGATGGCTGGATTATTCTGTTTAGCTTCCTGTTCTGAATGGGGGTCGTCAATGATCAGAAGATCTGCACCCTTACCAGTGACGGCTCCACCCACACCAATGGCGAAGTAGTCTCCTCCCTTGTTGGTGTTCCAGCGGCCTGCGGCCTTGGAATCTGTTGATAGCTTGGTATCAAAGACCTTTGCATAATCCTCAGAGGAGACCAGATTCCTAACTTTCCGTCCGAACCCCGTAGAGAGTTCTGCGGTGTGAGCAGTCTGGATGATCTTCTTCTCTGGGAACTTTCCCAGAAACCAGCTTGGCAGAAGAAAGGAAGCAAACTCCGACTTGGTATGCCGGGGTGGCATATTGATGATTAACCTCTTGAGGGTTCCATTAGCCACCCTCTCAAATGCATCTGCCATGATCTTATGATGCTGCCCAGATATAAAAATAGGCCACATCTGCTGTACAAAGAACAGAAACGACTCTCTGCACTTCTCAACCCTATCCATCTCCAAGAGCATATTTATCTTGGCCCGCTCAGTATCGGGAACTTTATCCACAATACTTAAGTACCCTGAAATCTCTTTAGCTGTAAGAAGAGTCATAGCTTAGCTATCTCCTTCATAGACTTATCTGAAAGCTTGATGGAATGGAACTTGTACGGCTTTAACTCAATATGCCCATCCATCCTCAACCTATGAACAATCCTATGAATGTTGGACTTAGAAGACATCCCCAAAGACCTAGCTATCACCTCATATGAAGGCGACACACCATGAAGCCTAATGTAGGCTCTGATGAAGTCCAAGACTAGCTGTCTGCGTTGAGTCATTCTGTGAGTTTAAACGATATTGAGAACGTTCGCAACTATCTTTCTAAAATTTATATATACCCCACCCCTATGGGATAAGTCTTGGATGGGGGTATGGTGCTATGTAATCGTTAGAGCGGATTAGAGCGTAATGCGTGCAGGGGCGTGGCAGCGTCATTAGGGGTGGTGGGGGTACGGTGGGGTCGCCATATGCCGTTTAAACCACTACCGTTTACACCGCTACGCCGCCTTGCCGCCTAGTAGCTTGAGATGCCCTGACAATTCCCGCTTCAACTGGTCTGCACTAGGTGCTGCTACCTCAGTCTCTGTTGATGGTGTAAACACACCTGCTGCTTTGCCCATTAGCTCTAATGCTTTGAGACGAATGCCTTCCTGCTTTGCTCCCTTGCTCAGTGCAAGCAACTGTCTAAGCACATAGCGTTTGGTGGCTGCTAGATCCTCAGTGAGTGCTTCCGCCGTCTCTCCCCATGCATCTTCCAGCATCTGTCCTATGACTGGATGCCTAGTCAGCTTGTATGCATTGGCACTGATTACCCTATTGCTACTGTGATCGTCAGGGTATGCCTCTCTATAGGCATCTGTGTTACTCATACCGCTTACCTTGGCGCGGAAGAATGCCATCTGTTTCGGGGTTAACTGCCTTTGCCTTGTGGACGTTATGACCTGTCCATCCTTGCGCCTTGCTGGTGCGTCTGCTGCCCGTGCCAGCACTTCAGCATCAGTATCTAGCCATTGATCCTCTACTGCCTCTCCATCCTGCTGCGCGGCGTTTTCTAGATCATTGATGTACTCTATTGACGTTGTCTTACCCATAGTCTTTCCCCTTTGCGTGGTCTGTACTGGTCAAGTGTACAGCACTGTGCATTTAAACACCACTGTTCGCTTATTCAGTGCCTCTTTTCCGGTGTTTTTGTGGACAACCTGTGGACAACTCACCCCCTGTGAATAACCCTGTTGATAACTCATGTACAAGTATGTGCATAACCCTGTGGATAAGTGCATTTCATAATGTGAAAAAACGCGCTGGCTGGACTTCAGCGCATGCACCAAGGGGTAGGTAGCCTAGACCCCCTAAAGTCGCTCAGATACGTTCAAAATTTGATAAGTTTGTTACCTTGGCGACACCTCTTGGCATGGCTTGTGCTACGCGCATATGCGCACATCACGCGATCTATTCAGTCAGTCTGACCCTCCTTTTTGAATACCCCTACGGTTTAGTCGGATAACTATTGCGCTCCGAATTTAAACACTACTACAATGTGGTTGTGCAATGTCGCACGGTAACGTAGAGGTTCAAGATGAAAGCTTATGTAAACCTAGTCAAGTACGCACTCCACAATGGATGCTCCATATCGGTTTGGGATGGAGAAGAGTGGCAAGTAATACATTCCAGTCACTACCATGAGATCGTCCGCGCAATTGCCAGTGTAGAAGAGTCGGTGCTAAGGATTTATGACCGTAATGGTCTAAAAGTAGCAACCGCTACGGTGATCCCCTACGGTGTCGAGCCTGATGAGACCGTCAGCGATTGGGTTATCAGCGAATTTATGACCCAATGGGATGCCAGCTATAACTTTCAACTGATCCTTTCCTAACATTCCAGCGGTATGCCTTGCGGGGCATACCAGTGTAATGTTGCACTACCTTGGAGACCCTCTCATGTACACCGCTCAGATCAACTCATTCGGCAATGTCATTGTCTGCAAAGGCAATGTCGTTCGCAATAGCTACCGTATCGTTTTCACTGGCACTTACGCTGAGTGCTTGGCACTGAAGGCAGGTGCAAAATGAAAACTAGAGAAGAGATGGTCTACGAATTGACAAAGCACGAACTGGAGTACCTGTTTGATATGAACGGGGATTTTGAAGATTCTGCTCGCTTTTTTGCGAATGGGGGCTTTAACAAATACGAAGACGAAGAATTGCGAACGCAATGGGACGTTACATTCACCGACTTGGCCCTTAATGAGGCAGACCAAGCATGATCAAGTTTAAGACCTACACCAACGAAATGCTGGCCTACGCGCTGGCTGACTGTCACGCCGCGCTAGAGGCTGGACAGTACAGTGCAGACCATCCCTATGGGCGCAAACTGTGGCTGGAGATCGATGCCATTCGGGACGTTCAAATGTCCCGCCGCCGCGCCTGACATTTCAGCGGCTTGCCTCGCCGTGCGGGGCTTGCCAGTGCAATGTCGCACTGCTTGGAGATTGACCCTATGAAAATCTACTCTACCCGCGAGGAATGGCTTGTCGCAGCCATTGAAGAACTGCGCCCACTGTTCGCAGCTTATGCCTCGCCCATCGCCGCAAAAATTCGCGTGTCTTGCGGCTTCCCTTCCAGCGCCAAGCGATCCGGTGCAGTCGGTGAATGCTGGGCAGACACCGCAAGCGCCGACAAATCGATGGAGATACTCATCTCCCCTGTGGTATCAGACCCCTACAGGGTCATG